ACTGCTGTGGCACACAACCATTGCAATTTGGGATGCCGGTTTATGGCAAAAAAGTGTTTGTTGAGATAGTGATTGCAACTTTGTAGATAGTATTCTTGTAGTTCTTGGCTGCCGTGCACAGCCGACCCCCATCGAATCATTAGATAGTTGCTGAACTTCTTGCGTTCTTCATCTGTCAGACTGTCGTAAAAGTCTCGATCCTTGCGGTCAAGACATGCCATTTCGTTGTGTATGCTAAGTTTATCCATTGCGTCGATTAATCATTGCAGTTGCATCGTCGACTCTTGCCTTGAGTCTCTTTAGTTCTCTTTCAAGAAAATCAATACGACTATTTTGTGCTTTTATTAATTCTTTAAGATCCTGACTGTGGTCAGTTTTTTGTTCAACAGCAACTTTTACCGGGGGTCCACTTTTTTCGTATTGTTCCATGATTACCAAGCCTTGTTATAATCGACTATTTCGCAATTTCTACTTACATCTTTTACAAAATAAACACAGTCGGGGTTTTTATGATCTGTCAGCGGGACTGCCAGCATCTGTCCGTTCTTGAGTTTAGGAGCATACCATGTGACTTCGTGGTACACGTCTACAATTTCAATCTCAGGGAAACTGGGCCTAAAGCTACTCAAGGGATTGAATTGAAATACCTTAAATCCTCGATCATTGATTGACGTTAAAGGTAACACTTCAAGGTCCCCTAGATCGGGTTCACCAATAAGTATCTGCCAATCCATGGGCATCTTGATTGTGTCCTCGCCCACACGCAATATCAATGCAGGAGCCGCAAAGCTTTCTAGAAAGATTAAAGGTATGTAGTAATAGTCAGGATTAGAAGTGTCCGAATTATCTAGGATAGCAAACCTCATGTCGTCTACCTCTTCTGGCAGCGTGTCAAGGTTGTAGGGCCGATTGTCTAGTGTTAGTATTCTCATGAGTGTAGTATAGCAGGTATAATTGTAAATGTCAAATTTTCATCCATTCCAACTTCTCTTGTGTGAAAGGATAGTTGGCTTCTTTGTAAAACTGCTTGCGTTTGGTCAAGTGACGCTTGGCAAACTTGCAGGTACTGGTTATGTCCCAGATCTGAACATGATCCTTGTCTTCGGCTTTTCTTATGCCACGCCCAATGCTTTGTATAACGCGGACAAAGCTTTTTCCGGGTTCCACAAGAACCAGATTAAAAATCCTAGGGATATTAATGCCCACAGCGGCAACACCATAGGTAGCCACAATAATCTTATCAACACTGTCTGCCACTTGATCATATTCATCTTGTCTGTCTTTTGCTTTGGTTGCGCCCGATACAAATACTGATTTGTCTCCCAGACGTTCCACCAATTGGCGTCCACACTCGGTACGATCTACCAAGACCAAGGTATTGCCGGTTAAATTAACTTGTTGTATTAGATTGGCCATGGTATCTAATCGGCCAGATTCTTCCAGCAAGTATTTAAGCTCGCTTTGATAATCATTGTACTCCACGTGATCCACCAGTTGTACAATGTTTACATGGCACTGTGCTAGCACTCCTCGATCCTGTAGTTCGCTGGCAGCAAGTCTGCTAATCACAGGACCTAGACTAACCAACAAACTTACGCTTTCAAATTTCTCCTTGGGTATTGTGCCCGTTAATCCCCAACGAATAGGCACTCTAGACATCACGCCCGTTAGCAAAGTTTTGAGTGCATCTGCCTTGGCCATGTGCACTTCGTCTACTATAACGCACACCACATCTTCCATGAAGTCTTGTATGGTGAATTCTGCTTTGCCCGACTTGGTGTCTTTCAACAAGTTGTTTAGACTTTGCCAGGTGCAAATGGTGTGTGTTCGGCCATATTCTTTTCTGTCGCCAAAATACACGCCCACATTCAAGCCCAAGTTAACATAGTCTTTTTCTGTTTGTGTCACTAGACTCTTGTTGGGCACAATAACAATGCTACGACCATATGGTTCAATTCTACTGCTCAAGGCCGCAGTCATAACAGTTTTGCCTGCACCCGTAGCCACTTCCTGAATGCATTGTGGGTTGTTCAAGTAGTTGTTCACAATCTCAACTTGGTAGTCACGCATCATGACTGGTTCCCCAGCTTGCGGGTGGCCTTTGGGCCAAGACTTGTGTGCAAATGACGTTTCTTCAAATGGTACAAAGTCAAACGACACTGAATAGTCTCGTTGGTCATCTAGTTCAACGTCGTAATTGTACTGTTCAAGTACAGGGATGATCTCGGGCAACAAGTTGGTAAATGTACTGCCACCCAGTTGGAAGTAGGCCATTTTGCCATCCCACCGTCCCAGTCTCACAGCTGGTAGATATCGTGCATAAGGTATTTCGTATTTGAATTGTTTGGTCAATCTTTGACGCATGTCTAGATCAAGTCCTTCGATCTTGATATTGACTTCATCTTTGATTACTATGGTTGCTGTTTTCATTTTGTCAATCCGGTTTGTTGTTGCAACCATGTATGGTATATGTTTGCATCTACTGCGGGCACTAGTTGTAGTAAATCTTCCACAGCATGTCCTGTTACAATACGTTCAAGTTGTATTATACGCTGAGTTTTTGTTTTAATCAAGCTGGAAAAGTCCCGCATTACTTGTGCATATCCTTTTACATTGTTTGCGCCACATGATTCAACCATTTCTTGCCACACATGCGGTCGGTGTAGTTGTTGAAATCGTGTGGCTGCCCATAAAGCAGTATCCCAATCTTCGACTGTGATGGCAATAAAATCATGTGCTTGGCGCACATGGTATTCTAAATCATGACTAGGGATGCTGTTCCAGTGTTGCGATGCTCGAACCAGGTACTGATTGCGTTCCTGATCACCGGCAAACAAGTGTGTCTTTTTCAATAAACTACGGTCAGGTGCTAGACGCAGTGTGTTATTTACTACAGCTTCCTGGGGATCGATCATGGCAGTAACAAGATCGCCACATGCGCCGCCATTATAACACACAATTTCAATCATGCAATTACTTCCCAGGGGCTACCTTGATACACAAACCAGAACTTTAGATTGCCATTGGTGGTATCAGGATTTTCTAACATGTCATAATGGCCATTTTCATCTGGCACTTTCCGTTCAAAGTCTATCGAATGCCATACCAAAGTAAATCCATGCGCTGATAAATCAATTGCCCAATTTAAAAAATGTTGTTCCATGTCAACAGTAAGTCTATTAACATACATTTGGGTATCTCGAAAACTGTAAAATACTCTGCACCCAGGGCGCATTATTTTGCTGTAATTAATCAAATGGTTGTTGAGTCCCGGCAGTGTGACCCAATGGTCTCCCCGATTGTTTACCACAGCAAAATTATCAGCACGAAAATTTACAGTATTTGCGATATCAGCACGGTCAAGACAGATATGTGCATCGGGATAAAAGGTTTTAACCACTGGGTGCATTTCAATTACTTCTACATCAGGAAAGATATCCCGTATGTAGTAGCCGGCACTGCCAAAAAATACAGTGGTACCTGGTTGGCAATTTTTAAGTATAGAATAATCATATTCATCTAGTACTGCTGAATCAGGGTTCTTTCTGTTTGTTAACCAATACTGGTGTTTGAGTCGCCCTGCTCGATATCTAAAGTACTGAGTTTTCCAGTCAGTTCGAATACGCTGTTCATGAAAATGTTCTATTAGCTTTGTCATTTTTGAATATAAAATAGTCTGTCAGGGATAACCCAAGTAAAGCTTTCCCCATGGTCTATGTAGTCCTGACTTAGATCCAATATCTTGGTTTGGGGCAAACTTTTACGCAGCCATTGAGGAATGGCCAGCGTCAACTTGTCACTTAGTGTAGAGTCAATATAACTATTATCAATATTGATATAATGTCTGTTCAAGCAAACAAAAAGATTTGGACATTGATCTAATAGAATGCGTATCTGTTCAACTAACACAGCACACGGATACCTACTGAATTTTTGATCTGTTATTACAACCAAGTCTGCTTGGTCGGGACTTGCGACACGTTGTACTTGATCAAAGTCCACAAACACATCCGTATCAGTTACAAAGTGCACACGTCGGAATTCATTTAAAACTATGAAATCCTCAATTTGTTTTTCTCTACGCATACGCACTTCTTCTACAAAAAACTTGCGTTGGGTTGCATTCCAAACGCGGGCCCATTTATAAAGATTGCGTGGAGATTCTATTTGTAATGTTTTACTGGGTTGATTAATATTCATTGTGTAGTACTATAACATTTATCATCACACAAGTCAAAAAAACAGGTACCGTTTTATGGGTACCTGTCAAAAACGGATTGTCTAGGAGCTAGACTAAAATTGACAATCCGGTAAACTGTTAGGCCATACGATCTACATTTTGTCCTGGTTGATTCATTTGGCGATTGCGTTCAATGCGCTTTTGTTCGTTCACTTCGGCTTGTTGTTTGTTGTGACGTTCTTCTAATCGCCGTTCCTCGTGCCGCTGTTCTAGACGTTTGTACTCTGTGCGCTGGTATATTTCGTTGTTGTATGCAGTAACTCTGGTCACGTCCATGTCAATCTCCTGGTTACACTTAATTATCTTCTATCTTTTCAATATCAAAATGTATGAGCAAATCTCTACCCAGTAACGGACCATGTTCCCAGGCACCCCTGGCATAACGATCACATTCCCGTACAATCAACTCAGCATACTTTTCCAACGCGGCTTCCCACTGAGGTCTTTTTGCACCAAGTCCGTAGATTTCAAGACCGCTTTCTTTTTCAAATTGTCTGAGTTGCTTGTTCATTTGTGACCTTTAATTTTAAATGTCCGGAAATTGATAAGTCTGCCACTCGGGGTCAGGGCCCAGCTGAGCCTCACTCAAGGCTTTGGCCGCATCAGTGTAACCATAGTTAACCAAGGTTTGAACACAATCTTGAACAACCAACTTGGCAAACTTTTCAGTATCAAACCGATCCACCATATAGCTATCAAAAGCACTAGTGCCACGTTGTTCACGCACAATGCACTGGCTCTGTAATTCAAGAAGTTGTTGATTCATTTTAGTTGTCCCAGGTGTCAAGAAGTATAATGTAACCAATCATGAAAAACAACCAACCTTGTGCGGTGTTACCTTGCGCAAAATACTGTAGGCCACTTAGCACATTGATACCACCGATTGTATAGCCAATGGGCTTGCGATACGTTCCAAACCAAACTGCAAATTTTTCAAACATCATTGATTCCTTTAAAAAATGGCACTTGCTATTGATGCCCCATTCCACGCTGAGAAGAATATGTTGAGCCACCCCATAGCCGTGTTGCCATTTTCAAAATCCCGGGTGGCCCAGTTCCAGCACAGAACCATGACAACTGCATTTAATACAATCATCCACGACATCTTAGGCACTCTTCATACATGTTGTCTCGGCCATCAAGCGCCATTTTGCAGGGAAGCTCTTGACTAAGTCTGCAATCTTGAGCGCCATACGCAAGCTCATCTCACGCAAGCGAGCTTGGTTGGTGTTCATGAACTCAATGATGTCGTCTTGCTGGTACTCGTTAAAGTCGTAGTCCTGGAACAGTACGCCATCTTTGGCAATCTGCTTGATACGCAAGATCTTGTCACGCATGGTGTCCAAGGTCAAGTCCAGATAGTGACAGCGTGACTGCAATGCATCCAAGTGATCCCGCAATTTTTGCGATTTCATTTTGTCAAACTTTAAGTTTGTAATAAAGATAACGCTACCTTTAAACTCAAAACTGTCTGGGATGCCTTCTCTGCGCAGAGTGCTGGACTCCGACAACCAGGAAATTTTACGCTTCTTGCCTGAGTCCAGGGCACCTTTTAACAAGTTGAGTGCCACGTCATCTAACAAGATGCTGTCACAGTCATCGAACACCAAGACGCAATTGGCATCTGAGTACTTGTACAGGGTCTGGTACAGGCCAATTGGGGTGGCACTACCTTTGACAACTTCTGCACGGAGTCGCTTGCCTGACAGTTTGTCAAACAAACAAGCTTTGTCAACTTCGGCTTCTACACCGTAGCTCTTGCCCACACCAGGAGGGCCTGATACAATCATGGCACGAATGTCGCCTGATGTTGCGGCTTTGGTCATCTCTGTAAGAATCTCAAAACGCTCGCGGATACGAGTCATTGCTTCTTCCTCAGTTTCCTGGGGTTTTACAAAATCAATTGTGTTTTTTGCGGCTGTAGCTGTCACTGTATGTTCTCCAACAATTTCAATTTGTTCCATGCTGTCAACTTTGACACGCACCACGTCAAATTCTGCGCCAAAGTAGCCGTCACTTTTTACAGTAACAAACCCACCTCGTGCACCTTTTGTGTAATCTTTAACTAATGTAAAGGCAATGTTTTGCACAGATTTGTTGCGGTAATTGCCGTTGCGTATTAGTACTTGAGTCATTTATCTAGCTCCTTTTTAATTACTATACTCGTATTGTAACAAATGGGCAATTTCTGGTCAACCTCTAGTTATTTTGGGTTTTTAGCGAGTGTTGTACAAAAACAACACTGTAAAACCTGGGTTTTTTGCCTCTTTTTTAGACTGCAAATGCATTGTACAACATCTAGAATTACAGGTCAAGCACAAAAGAAAAACCCTGCTCGGGGCAGGGTTTTTGGTGTAGTTATAGCATGTATCAAGGGGTTGATTCTGGTGCAATTGCCTGGCACTCATAATCAAATTCTATAGTAGATCCAGCAGGCACCCACCATACCCACTCACCAGTTTGATCTGGACTAGTGGTTTTTTTAGTTACCGGAATACCGTTAATACGAACATTAGTTTTTGTATCGCCTGCAGGTATGTCAATATTTTCAATTTGCATGAAAGTGGCCCCGGGTTCTGGGTCAGTGTCCGGAGTTCCTGGGGGCGGGAAATTGCCAATTGTGATTTGTTTTAATTTTAAATCACCGTTTGTTACAGTAACCGATACTGGTAATATTCCAGCCAAGCTAACGTCAGTTTGCCATTTACATAGTGCTACACCGTCTACTCTTTTTTCTTCAGTGTAAGGTGCAATTGTGGGTACAGTACCAGAATATACTTCTGTGTCATTAAAATTTACCACAAGTGTTGCTGGATTTGTTGGGTCGCCCACAACTTCCCCTAATAATTCTTGCCATCTTTGAGCCATAATATATCTCCGTTGTTATCTTTATTTATCATTGAATTAGAGAATCAAACCCAATGTTGAACAATCTTGTGATCCTGTACATCATGTGGTTTGGGCTTACCGTGGAAAACCACTATGCTTACATTTTCATCTAGAATAGCCCCTGCGTCGGGACGACGAACTGTACGAGTTCTCAAGTCCATCCCCCCATCGTTTACTTGCCAGCGCCAGCTTTGTACCAGACTTTCGTTAAAGAAACGTAGATTTGTTGCAGGCACAACTTCAGTTAAAAAGTCCTGGTCCCCGGGATACCTCCGAATAATTTCCATGGGATCGTTGTCAAGAAATTGCTTCCAAATATAAGGATGTGTTGCGTTGCTCCAGTACATTACACTAGAATTCATGCCCTGCCAATCAGGGCGTTGCAGGTATTTAAAATCCCTAATAGACCAGAAATATCTAGGAGAACAATCCAGTATCCAATCAATTGATTTTACCAAAACAGTGTCAAGATCAAAATACAACAATTGCCCCGGAAATGTGTCTGGGTTAAACAATTGCATTTTGTACCACCAAGACCGTCTTGGTCCAGCGACACCGGGCCATTCTTCCAGTGTGTGTTTGATCATGTGGTCTGGTACCGGCCTGCTGGCTTCAGTCCAAACATGTAGTTTTATTGGGCGAGACAAGTTTCTTGACAACATAGAATGCAGTCGGTCAACATAGGTCCAATCATACGCATTGCTGTGTATCACGCAGGCACAGTTTATAGGAGTTTGGTTCATAGGGAGATTTGATATTTAGTATTATATACGTACATAAATATCATTATGAAAATAATTGTTGTCACTGGTGGGTTTGATCCACTGCACTCCGGTCACATTGCCTATTTCAAGGCTGCTCGAGCACTTGGGGATAGGTTAGTTGTGGGACTTAATTCTGATGAATGGCTTGCCCGTAAGAAAGGTAGACCTTTCATGCCTTTGCAAGAACGAATGACTATAGTAGGTAATCTTGCAATGGTTGACGAAGTTGTTGTTTACAACGACGATGATGGATCCAGCTGTGATGCTATCAGACTGATCAAAGCTCGCTATCCCACAGCAGATATTGTGTTTGCCAATGGTGGCGATCGTACTCAAGATAACATCCCTGAAATGGTTGTTGAAGGTGTAGAATTTGTGTTTGGTGTTGGTGGTCAGGACAAGAAGAATAGCTCAAGTTGGATTCTTGAAGACTGGAAAAAGCCCAAGACGGGCCGAGCCTGGGGGTACTATCGTGTGTTGCACGAAGTTGGCACGCATACAAAACTTAAAGAACTCACGGTAAACCCAAAAACTTGCCTTAGTATGCAACGCCATGAAAAACGTGCTGAGTTTTGGTTTGTGGCCGAAGGCGAAGCCACAGTATACACAGTGGATCCGCATAGCACAGACCGTGACTTAATGGCAAGCCCGGCAAAGCATCAGTCGACATGGATCAGACTAAATGAATGGCATCAACTGTGCAACGAAACTGACAAACCGTTAAAGTTGATTGAAATACAATATGGCGAAGATTGTGTGGAAGAGGACATTGAACGCCGATGAAACCTATTCCTGTATTTGTTGGGTATGATCCTAGAGAAGCAATAGCATATCATACATGTGTCAACAGTATCATACGCAATGCCAGTAAACCAGTAGCAATTATACCAGTGGCACTAAATCTGTTTCGAGATTACGACGAAACTCATACTGACGGCAGTAATCATTTTATATACACACGTTTTCTTGTACCGCACTTGATGGACTATGAAGGGTGGGCAATCTTCATAGACGGTGATATGATTGTGCGTGGCGATATTACTGAATTATGGGATTTAAAAAATTCCTACATGGATGTGATGGTAGTCAAGCACGACTACAAAACACGCATGCCTGTAAAATACCTAGGAGCACCAAATGAAGACTATCCTCGAAAAAATTGGAGTAGTGTTATTCTGTGGAATTGTAATAGCTTTCCTAACAGGCGACTTACTCCCCAGTTCGTCCAGCAATCCACAGGCAGTGAGCTCCACCGCTTCTCGTGGTTAGAAGATGCTCGCATTGGTGAACTGCCACCTGAGTGGAATTGGCTACCAGATGAGTACGGTATTAATCGGGATGCTAAATTGCTACATTACACACTGGGCACACCGTGCTTTCAAGAATTTGCTGACACCCCACAAGGTGATGAATGGCACAGAGAACGTATTCTGACTGAATACTGCTTGCAAAGGAATATGCTATGATTTTACCAGTGGCGTTAGTTGATCGGTGGCCTGCTAATGAATATAAACAACATCATACCACAATTGAATCAGCACTCAAGCACAATGTTACAGATTTGCTAAAACTTCGTAACGAAGTTAACATTCTCAGACAAATTGAACAACAATGGCACATGAGTCCAATTCCTGAAGAGCTACTGACCAAAGAAATTAGAAATTCCATTAAACGCCAGGGCGGAGATGAGTTAGGTCAAGAGTTTCGTCAATATATTGTAAATCAAAATGAAAAATTTGATCGCTGTTTAAAATTTTCAGATTATCCTGCCATGGTTATGTCAGCTTACCCCAACAGCAAATTTGTTGCTAAAAATAGATTTTGGGAGGAAGCTGAAGATATTATCAAAACCCCGGTGTTGGTACGTGGAATTAGTTCAGGTAAAATAATTAAATTTGTTCAGGAACACGGACAAGATTACTACTTTATTGAAACTGGATATCTTGGAAACTATCGCTGTGACAACAATCTTACAGGTAGAAAAATATATCATCGTATCGTAAAAAATTCCATGCAACATTCCACAATCATGGATGTGCCCGACGATCGTTGGAAGGAATTGGTCAAATTTAATCCAACACTGAAATACAAGGGCTGGCGGCGTAAGGGATCAAAAATTCTAGTGGTCCTTCCAACTGAAAAACCATTTCAGTATTATGGACATAATCGTGAAAAGTGGATTGAGAAAGTTGAAAGAACAATTAAAAAACATTCAGATAGAGAAATTGTCTGGAGGGAAAAGGCTGGTCGAGGCGAGCGTACAAATAACACCATCTACGATGCCTTAGACGACGATATCTATGCATTGGTCACCTATAACAGTATTGCAACAGTAGAAGCCGTGCAATACGGTATTCCAGCATTTGGCCTAGCCCCCACTGCGGCAGATCCTGTGTGTGGTAATGATTTGTCACAGATTGAAAACCCTGTCATGCCCAGTGAAGACATAGTATATAAATGGCTATGTTCAATTGCCTACAGTCAATTCAGTCTTGATGAAATTGTAACAGGCCAGGCCTGGAGTTTGGTACAAGAAAATGAACAACGTCCAACCCTTAGTTATTAAAAGCTATCTTAGCAGTTTACCTGTACACATCAACGGTGAAGAAAAGATCAATGCCCTGACATATTTTGCTGAAGGCGCAGCCAAGTGCGGAGATAGTGCTATGACTACCAGCAGTCGCACGTATGAGTCATGTGATGTAGGTGCCATAATTGGCAATGCATTTGATGCCAATCCTAGCAAAACTGGATTGTCACATTACAAAGTTCGTAAGATGGTCATGGACACGCAAACACAGTTGAACCGATACTGGCTCAGTATTGACTCGAATGTGTTTATCTACCAGGATCGTGTAAACCCTCACAAGTACCTACGTTATAGTTTTAATGGCGTATTTCCTGCCACGGGGATATACTGCAATGACAATCCTGGGGATGAAAACTGGGCCAACATACGTAGAGACTACAATATGGATTTAAAGCCCTGGCGTACACATGGCAGTCATATTCTCATTACCCTACAACGTCCCTTGGGCTGGAGCATGCGAGGTGCCGATCTCATGGCATGGCTAAAAAGAACACTGCGATTAATTCGAGAAAATAGCGATCGTCCTATTGTGCTAAGATGGCATCCTGGGGATTGGAAAGCGTATCCAAAGTATAAAGACACGTTGGCCAAATTTGGCGTTACTGTAAGCCCACAAGATCGTCACATCACACAAGACCTAGTCGACTGCTGGGCTTTAGTGTGTCACAATAGCACACCTAGTGCAGTTGCTCCTATTGAAGGAATTCCTGCATTTATCACAGATGATCCCAGTTACAGTCAAGGTGGCGATATTGCCAACACCAATTTTAAGCTATTAGAAAATCCCTTGATGCCAGATCGAGAACAGTGGATTAGAAAGCTTGCCCAGTGTCACTGGAGTTTTGACGACCTCAAGTCAGGTCGTCAATGGGCTCACATGCGCCAATGGGTCAAGTAATGTTGGTCACAGTATTATTACCCACACGGCATAGAACATCCTTGGTTGAACGCACAGTTCGTTCACTACTGGACCAGGCCAGCAACCCTGCACAGATTGAAATAGCTGTGGCCTATGATGAAGATGATACAGAAAGTCATGATTACTTTGGTTCCGCAACATGGACTACTTTAGTTGCTGATTATGGCTCAGGGCTACAAGTACACAAAACCCCGGCTTGGGGGTATCAAGAACTACACCAATATTATAATTTACTAGCAGATCATGCGCAAGGAAAATGGCTACTGGTTTGGAATGATGATGCTTTGATGAAATCTGCTGGCTGGGATAGTATGGTACAACAAGAACAAGATTACATGGGCATGTTGCACATGGTTACCGAAAACTATCGACCAAAATTTGCATTGTTTCCCTTGATTCCACGAAAGTGGGTTGACCTTTTTGGCTCGGTAAGTTTGTCAAACTCCAACGATTCTTGGATACATCATATTTGTTTAGAAGCAAATGCTATCAAATTGATCGATGCTGTAGCATTTCATGACCGAGCGGATCTCACGGGCAACAATCTAGATCAAACGTATCTAAATAGAACCAATCAAAAAAAACTTTACAAATCAGAATCCATGCGTCAAATCAGACATGAGTGGGCACAACGACTCATTGAATATCGAGCACAACTATAGATATTTTTGTTGCTCTTGTTTGAACACGTCTAGTTCTTTGCGCTTGCCCTTGGCACTCCAAATAGTACTGTCTGGATTCATGTGCCAATCGATGTAAGTCACTGGCAGCGCACCTTTACGATACCTACCAATAATGTTGTCTAGGCTGTGTTGGTCTAGGAACCAGTAAATATTGTCTTTTTCAATTTCTGCACGTATTGTATTACCTAGTTCTTGTATAAAGTTTACTCCTGTGGGACGTTCAGTAAACAACATTGCCCCAGCAAGATGTCCGCCCTTGGCCTTTTCATACAAATAAACATCAGTCTTTGGGTCATTGTGCAGTATGTATTCAAATGGCGCCCGTACCAGGCCGTCAACATCTATTTCTAAAAATCTAGTGGGCTTTTGTATAATTTCAGCCATGCGAACAAATCGCATACAAGCATAGTAAGTTTTCCACAACCATGTTCTTAAACTTTCAAGGTTGTTGCCTTTGAGTTCATATTGTTTGAGTCCCAGCATTTTTCGTTTGCGACCCATGTAGGGATCTGGGATTACATCTGGACTCCAAAAATCAAAAGCTGATTGAAACTGTGCTTGATCAACTGTTTCCCATGTAACACTCACACGAGCATGTTGTTGACAAAACACCAGCTGGTCCTGTCTGGGGTTATACAAGTGCAAGTGTATGCCATGTTGGGTATTACGAGTTACACTGTTGATTAAAGGTATGCCGTGACAGTCAAAATAATCAGCGTCTGCGGCAGCATAGATAAAGAAATTAGCTTGGTCGAGCTTTCCTTGAAGTGGTGATATCTGCATAGTTAAATATTTAACCCTATGAACATCGCCTACTTCCCAAATCAGATTGCCAGAAATGCCGGTCCAGTACTTGATGCTTTTTTACAAAGTTGTCGCAATCGCGGTATATCAACTGTGCAAGATTCAATGGATGCCGACATGGCCGTGATCTGGAGCCATGTTTGGGCTGGTAAAATGCGAAAAAATCAACTGGTATGGCAGCATTATCGCAAACACAATCTACCTGTGATTGTACTAGAAGTAGGCAACCTAAAACGAGATGTCACCTGGCGGGTGGGGTTAAATGGTATCAACAGATCAGGATATTTTGGAGCAGTTGATCAAGGTCCCACAAGGGCACAGCAATTGGGGCTGGAGTTGGCGCCATGGCGCAATACCGGAAATTATATATTGATATGCACACAACGTGCCGACAGCGAGCAGTGGTGCAATCAACCTGCTCCCGAACAATGGGTTAGTGATATTATCAAACGCATACGGTGTTACACCAATAGGCCTATTGTTGTCAGACCTCACCCAAGATTTCAGTTTAAAAAGGCCTGGCCAGATGTTGCCATGCACCAACCGCTAAAAATACCCAACACATACGATAGTTACAACTTTGATAGTGCACTAGACAACGCCTGGGCTGTGGTAAATTGGAACAGTGGGCCAGGAGTTGAGGCAGTTATGAAAGGCGTGCCTGCTTTTGTTGGGGCAACAAGCCTGGCAGCACCTGTGGCCAATATTGATTTCTCGCTTGTTGAACAACCACTACGTCCCGATAGACAGCAGTGGTTAAATGATTTGGCCTACACTGAGTGGACCGTTGGGGAAATCGCCCAGGGACTTCCTTTACAACGGTTGCTTTACACTTGAATATCTTCCATACCGGCTGTGCGCAAACGCACAATATGTCCCATTTGCCATTGCTTGGTATCTAGGCCTTTCATGATGCCCAGCCATTTGTTACGCAACAATGCCACTTCGTTGATCAAAGTCTCAAAATCAATAACTTCATCTTCTCCATCAACATACTTTTCAGCATCACGTGCTGTAAGAGCACGGGCATATCCTTCAAGATATTTTTGAAAATGTCGTCGACGAATTTTTCGTAATTGAATATTGAGATAGTTTAGTACTGCTTCAATTTCTTGCAATTGATTAAAACGATGTTCAGTAACACCCGGAAGTTCTTTGATGTTAATTTCTACATAACCACCGATCCGACATTCTTTCTTGGCATCAACTAACTCATGTTCGTAATGAGCTATGAAGTCAGGAATTTTGCCAAGATCAGCAACTACTCGATTATACCACATTAATTTTCCCAGTCGTCTTCGAGATAATCCTCTTCAGCTTCTTCTTCAATGTCTTCTTCATCTTCATAGTTGTTATCATTGTCAAGATAAGAAGTTAGTGCACGTTTTACATCACCGTCACCTTTAAAGGCATCCCGGATATCTTCAACGTCACTGTCATGATCAATTAGCACCGCTACAACTGTTTCGGCTGCTTCGGCACGATCAACGGTGTTGATATAGCGTTTGAGTTCGCTCCATAATTCACTTACTACGGTTTCGGTCATTCCGCATCCTCCTGTTCAAGGTTACTTACCTCTTCTTTTTGATTTCCAAAGTCCTTCATAACAGTATCCAGGCAGTTATCATCATTGCGTTCCCAACCTTTGCGGAACTTCTTGATGATCTCGCCTGCACTGGTAGTAAACACAAGACTGTTGCCTTCTTTTTTGAGCAAGCCCTTTTTCTCAATCAAATCAGTAAGACCGGAGTATGGGCTCATACCTGTTGTGTAAGGAATCTTGACTTGCACACCTTCAAAAGGTTTGGCATAGCGTGTTTTCATAACCTTGCAGCCTGCACGAATACCATTAACTTCCGAAACTTTGTTGCCGTCCTCATCCTCCTTGAGCTTCATCTTTTTCATAGCTACAACAATTGAGCTAGCGTAAATGAAACCTTGTCCGCCCGAGATCTTGTCGTCTGGATCAAACATGTCTTGGCTTGCGTATGTGTGATTGGTACAAACCAGGCCGACATTGTAACTACCAAACATATTAACACAGTTACGAACAAGTGCTGTTAGTGCTTTGGGCTTGCGACCCAAGTCACCTTTCATTTCACCTGCTTCAAACTGATTAACGTCTGTGGGTGTCAACAACATACCCAAGGAGTCAATCACAAACAAAATCTTGGGACGGTCGCCATCTGGCAATGCTTTGTAATCACTCATGAATGTTGAAATAGTTTTTGCTACATCATCAATCATGGCCATGCTTAGTTTAAGAAGTTTATCTTGGCCAGTGTCAACACCAAGTGCTTTGAGCCAGTCTTCATCTAGGGCGTTTTCACTATCAATCAACACAACAAAGATGCCTTGTTCTTGTGCGTGTTTCACAATGTTACCAGAGCAGATATATGACTTGCCTGCACCGGAATCTCCAGCAAACACAGTGACCTTGCCCAGTGGGATGCCGCGGTTGAAGTCACCTGAGATAAGATAGTTTAAGGCATAGTTGCCTGTGGAGATCCAATCTGTAGGATCGTTAAATCCAATGCTTAGGCCGTCAATGCTTTTTGTAATTTCCTTGCGGAATTTTGATACGTCAAATGGTTTACCCATGATAGAAGTTCCTTGTAAAGTTGTATGTATTATACTAAAGGTTTCGGAAGAATGTCTAGTGATTCAGGAAACAACTTTAGATAGTTTTTGCTGACAAAGTGGTCATAATTGTATTCAATGGTGTCTTGTTCTAACAAATACAAATCGTGCCAATCTTGTCGGGACAGGTTGCTAAATTTAGATAACATACCTATAATCGCTACCAATCGTTGTATTGGATTTTGTATTTGATCAAAACTGTAATCAAACAGTTGAGTATAATGACGAAATCCAAAATATTTCTCTATGTGTTTATGCCAACCAGGTTGTGCATACGCAACAAATAATCCACGAGTGACCACACTGTAAACAAATTTTTCAGTGACAAATGGATAGTATGTTGTACCCACTGTTTCTGCTATAAGGTGCACAAAGGATCCTGTTAGCTTAGATTCTAGCAATTGAATATTCTTGGTATGGTCTGTTCGATTAAAATCAAACCCAAACTCTGAATTGTAAAATTTATCATCTTGATCATCAATGATAAACTTTCGATAGAATGGTTCAGTTGAACTGTCATTCAACAGTGTTTGCACATTGCCGTCGACCCGATCTCGACTGGTTGTGAAATTTTTACTGCAATGATCAGGATCAAACCAACCCATCTTGTGCAAGGCTGATGTTAGCAACTGCTTTGACACATGTGGAGAACCGTTAAACGAACACACAAACGTTTTGAAGTCACACGGTACTGTTGTTGTAAACCCATCAAAATAATCAAATGCTCGCTTTTGAAATATAAACTGTAAATTTAAATTGTTGTAGTGACGTATTATGTCATCATCTAATGCATAGTTTACATACACCCGGTGTGGAAAAGCAATGGCGTTGAGATGATCTAAAATGTAGTTTCGTCTATTCTGATCAAACCCGTTCAAGTGATCAGTAATGTATATGTCTCCGTGAAGATACTGCGACTGTAATATGTCGTTATAGCTGTCATAAGTGTGATATATCATGTTAGACCAAATGATAAATGCCCCTGACGGGGCATTTATTAATCAACAGTGATTAGGCTTTTTGTCTAGCACGGATAATAGCCAAAATGTCTTGTGCATTTTTGTTGCTATCACCTTGCTTGATTACTGGTGCAGTAGGTGCTGGTGCATCTTCTACATCAAATGGTGCATCTTCTGCCACAGCTGGTGCTGTAGCAGGCGCACTTTCGCTAACAGCTGGTGCAGAACCTGCTGGTGCTGCCACTCCCGCTGGACGGAAGTACTGTCCCCAACGCTCAGTGTCGTAAGGTTTGCCATCTACACTTGCTTCAAACATTTCTTTGATAACCTTGAGCTCAACGTCTGTGGGCTTTTTGGGCAAGAATGTTGCCAAGTCAAACAAGCCATGTTTTGCAATGGCATCTTGTTCAGCTTCGGTCAGCGCAGACTCTTTACGTGCCCACTTGCTTGTGTTGTAGTCAGCGTAACCGCCTTTGCTGGTTTTAGCAATACGGAAGTCTAGACCACGCATCAAGTCAGTTGGCAATTCTTCCAACTCAGGATCCATCAATGCACCTTTGATCAAGGTAAACAACTGTGGGCCGATAATGAAACGTCGGATGGGATTTTCTGGGGTTGTGTCATCGCTGAGAGCATTTTCACGAACAAAGCCTTGGAAGATATATGAACGTTTCTTCCAGTACTTACGACCCATGTCCTCAAGACTCTTGTCCTTGAACCATGTACGTACTTCTGCTAAGATTGGGCAAGCGTCGCCCCACATCTCTACGCAGGGCACTTGTACCATGACTTGCTTGGATTCCATTTCTCCCTTGATGCCTGCAAAGGGCAGTCGAATCATTGCACGTTCGACCCAGAAGAATGTGTTTTTGTTGTTACCGTCTGGTAAGAAGCGAACTACGGCTTCTTTGCCTTCGTCCATGTTCCAGTGTGGGTAAATTGCTTTGTCGCCGCCGCCTTGTGTGTTGCCGCCTTGTTTGGACTCTGCAGCCTGGAGTCGTGCGCGGATTTCTGATAATGATGCCATAGTGTTTTACCTTTCGTTGCCTATGAATGTTTTACTAAATGCCTAGTATATGCCTGTTGCGTACACTTGTTGTAGTGTACACGATGTATTTAGTATTGTCAAAGGAAAAGGCAGAAGATTCTGCCTTTTGTTAGTAAAGTGGCAAATGTCAGTATTTGAGCATTTGCTTGAGGCGTAGTACAGGATCCGCTGACTCACTTGACATGTTTGATGGTTTGGTCATCATGACCCCGTCGGTGTCCAGGTCTTCAGCCATGCCTTGCTTTTGTAGATATCCATAATTAGTCACAAAATCGCTGACAAAATCTTCATCGCGGAATATACCATTTACGCTGGTACCTAGATTGGGTTCTTTTTTGGCCATATCATAGCCTGCTTTTATGATGTCGTCTTGGTTTTGCAAATTGGGCATTTGAGCAAAAACTTTTTCTGCCAGTTGTTCTGCATAGAAGGAGCCATGTCCTTCCGCCAAACCTTGCTCATTCATACCGTCAAGTGCTTTTTCAACGTATTGCATATAGGCATACATGTCACTGCTGCCAATTTCTTCTACATCACCAAAAAATTCAGCGGCATCATCGATTGCTTGAGTAACTTTTACTGGACCATACTTCTTTAGTAAATCCAAACGTTGCGTCATGATGCGACGGGTAAGGGCACTAGCCACTGGGCTAGCGTCGTGGCCTTCTGCTACAGGGTTTTTACCATACCTATCCACTAGTTGTTGGACAAAGAAATCATAAAACTCACGACGCTCTCTGTAATCTCTTTCTCCAACTTGATATTTTATTGCGGCCACAGCATCCAACCATGTTGGACCACGCATTATTTTTAATCCGTTAGTAACCAGCGTATCAACTCTATCTGAGCCTTCTGTTACATCTTGTTCATAGTCGCCTTCGGGATCAATTCCGTGTTTGTTAATATCGATGTCAAGATTTTCTTCATCATCTGTGGCGCTAGTAGTTGGTGTAATATCAATGCCAAGCTCACCTAGTCGATTGATAACGCCGGGATCTTCCCAGCAGTTGGCGTCAGGGTTTTCGTCAGCTAGATCACCTAAACGATCAAACAAGATGTCATCACCTACTAGGTCATACAGTTGTTCTGTAGCATTAGTAGCATCAGTTCCAACAATCAAGGGCTTGCTCATCAAGTCCTTTAATTGTTGTTCTGTTTCTGCATCATTGGGCAAGGCCCATGTACCTTCCATGACCCGGTTGGTCCAACATTCAAATTCGTCTGCTTCACGCATGGGAGTTTCCTTTAGTTTTGCTAGTATAGGCAATGCTTCTTCAATTCTTGAGTCTAGCGTTTGCTCTATAAACATATTGCGAATAGATTCAGCCATTTTACTGCTGTCGTTGATTTCAGCAGGGTCAAATGATTCACGAGCTTCGTGATAACCACGTTGACTGATCATGTGTTTGGCCTTGGCTTTTAGATCACTGTAGTGACGAACAGCCGCTTCAATTAGTTTGGCAGCCTCACCTGTAAACGGTTTGTGCTTGGCAGCACGAATAAATCTACTCAAGGTAGCTATTTCAGTTACAATTTCATTGATGTGGTTGCCGAATGCGTCATATGGATTGCCACCTTCGGCTACGTGTCGAGCAATCATGCGACCGTGTGCAAGGCTACGACTGGGAACTTTAAAACGCTCACCGTCAGCTGTCTCCACAAACAAACTTTCAATTGCACGATGTCGAGGTTCACCTTCAAGGATATTGCGATTGTGTTTGATCATCAAACGAACTTGTTTGGGCTGGTCACTATAACTAACATTCTTTTTGCCGTAATAGCCTTCAAACAATCCTTCTTTGATGGCAGCCATGCCTTTCATGGTATATTTCAAGCGACTGATATTATCTGCACTAAAGTTTTTAAAATTGTTACCCATGGCAAAATGTTTCATTTGCTCTAGGAAATTATACCAGGCTTTTTTGTCGTCTTGTTCCATTGTGCGACCTAGATTGTCGCCAAAGAACACAGTGAAATCTTTGTTGGCCCCAAACAGTATAACAACTGTTCCGTAATTTTTGTTTTCCGTTTTCCAATTGAACACAAACATCTCTGCTTCTGCGGGATTATCCACAGGATTTGCGTTGGCATCTTTGATCTCGGGCTCAAGATCTTTGGTTACTAAATCGTTGTAAAGGGAGGTGGCTGCAGGATTTTCCATATTGTATATTTAGTCGTTATTAAACAAAATTTCTGTGTAGTACTTGCCTGGTTTGTTTTCGGTTATGTTGCGATAAGTGGCTATAACTTCGGGGTCAATGGTGTTGGGGTTGACCCACCAGTCTTCGAACATCAACAGAGATGAATCAGGGTATTTTCCCAGCATTGACATACCTGGAGCTTCACATACATCATTTGCAATCAACTCATACCCATGTGATTTTAATATCTCACGAGACCTGTCTCTGGCATGATATGCTTCTGCGGTTGCTGTCCATACATCATGCTCAAACGTAATAACTGAAAATTCATGTGAATCTATCAGTTGGTTTAGCACAAGCAAATTGTTAGCAGGAGTGTCGATGTCAATTTGCAAGTAATCAACATGAGTGGGTATTGTACTGTAATCAAATTTAGTAGCATCATGTTGACAAAAATCAGTGTTGGGTCGTGTTGTTGCCCAGGTTTGTATGCCTTGTGCTAGCACATATTCTTCGTAACCGTGAAACTTGCATTCGTTTTGAATTTTTACAGGCAGTTGATCTATCGAGTCTGCATCGGGCCAACTGCTGTCGCGAATGTTACTGTAAAAATTCTTCCAGATAATTGATGTTGTATCTGAAGTATGTTCCTGCACATCAATGCTGGTCCCGCAAAATCCAAAATATTGTTCTAGCAACCATGTGTTGTTGCCAATCACTGGTAGTCCTGCACCAATTTCTAAAAATGTTCCGTTTAGTTTACCTTTGAGCATGGCTATCACAAACAAGTCTTGCCCAGCTTGTGATTGTGAATTAACATTCTTCAGGCAATCGATATTGTCTACAGGGTATTTAAAATTCATTACATCATGCTCATGACAAAGGGCAAAGGTTCAATAAAATTATCACTGTGGTCTCTCATTTGTGTATCCAAGTCCTGATGATAGCTTTGTAACACTTGTAGCATGCGCACTGCCAACAAACTACTCATTACCAAATCATCGGTTTCCCCGATCTTGGCAGCATAGCTTGCGCCAGATGCTACAAAATTCTTGAGTTCGCTCACAAGGCTACGACTGTTAATGGTCATTCGGTTGCTTTCGATCAAGTGTTTGAGTTTTGCACATGCAACCAATTTGGGTTTGTTTGACGTGTTAAATCCCTTGCGGAATCTACGACTGCCCCTGCTGCCAGGTTCACTCAAGAAGTAACCAGGGATATTTTCTTCTCCGTATTCTGCAATAGAAATCAAGGCAGCTTCGCCTATGGTATTGTTTTCCACAGAAAAGTAAATGCTTTTGGGATCACGCACTATTTCATTGATGTGTTGTACAATGTTTGCCAAGGTTCTAACTTGTGTGGGTATGTCACTTTTGTTGTGGCGCCACTCGGCTATTTGTTCTGTAGTGTTAGCTTCGAACACTTGTATGGCAGAGGGATCTCCGCCTGTACCCAGGCTGGGGTCCAGTGATACAACATAAATTCTATCACGCAACGGGCGTTTGTACCAGCGCACTTCACCTGTTTTATACAAGGGATCTATACCTTGCAAGTCAAATAGCTTGGCTGGTGCAATTAGTGTTTCATCATTGATGATGAATTCACAATCCATCTCTCGACGAAAACGATCCACACCCAGGGCCGCACGTTGTTGTTTGGCCCAGCTTTCATCACGATCAGGATGTTCGTTCCAGAAACTGCGATATGCCTTGAATCCGTTTACACCAACGTTGGTGGGGTTGCCGAATTCATCTTCACAGCGATTGGCTCCTTTCCATAACAGCGCAAATTGATCTTCGTCCGAGTTAGGAGTTGATGTAATAATTGCTTTACCACCAGTTGCTAGTGTGGGGCTAATAGAAGTCCAAAACTCTGTGGCAATAGTGGGTCGCACAAATGCAAACTCATCTGCGTATAATAGGGAGATAGACATACCACGACCGGTATTTTCAGTAGTTGTTGCTGACACAATACGACTACCATTGTCAAAGTCCAAGTTACCTTTGTTATAACTGGTAACGCCTGCACGTATGTGATCTGGTACTGATTCGTAAGCATAGCGAATACGTTGCATGATCTCTTGCGAGCCTGTGTATTTGTGTGCGGCAACTAGAATTGTTGAATCGGGCACAAACATAGCATACCACAGCAAGTAACCAGCGGCACTTGTTGACTTACCCGTCTGTCGAGGCATCATGGAGATTGAGAATCGATTTTGGTGGTAGGTATCTATCAGTCTCTTTTGA